GGTGTGCGTTTGCAGCGTAGAAATGGATTTCATCAGCAGTCTCAAAGTCGATTTTTGTCTGGTCATCCTCACCAATCTTAATATCAGTAGCGAGTAGTGAAGTGATTGTAGTCTGTGCAGCATTAATTGCAAAGTCTATTGTATTGTCAGCGTCCTGATAAGTTACTGTGATACCTGTTTCAGTATTGGAACTGACCATCGCACCAGCAGTATCGCTGATGAATTCTGCAAGTGCAGTGCCATTGACTGTAATTGCGTCTGCTTCAAGAGTACCATCAATATCTACGTCACCAGAAACGTCTAGGCTACCAGCGTCTAATTCACCAGATAAGGTAAAGTTTCTTACACCAGTGTAGTCCTTATTTGAGTCTAAGATAACTGCTTTACTTGCGATGGCAGTACCAACAGCAGTAGAGCCTAAATCCAATGCGTTGATTTCACCAACGACAACCGTTGCACCATCCAAAATATTAAGTTCTTCTGGAGTAGATGTAACCTGTGTGGTTGATGCGGCCGCCAGTACAGGAATTGTACCACTCACGTTTGGTAGATTGATTGTTCTATCGCCAGTTGGGTCAATGATTGTAAGTGTTGTTTCATGATCGTCAGCAGTTGCACCCTCAAACACAACAGCATTTTGTGCATTCATCGTAACCGTGTCAACCTGTGTGGTTGTTCCCGCCACAACAAGATTTGGAACAAGTAGTGTGCCTGAACTTGGGTTGTAACGTAATGCACCCGTATCATCTAATAGAGCATTTGACTCATCGTGAAAGACCACAGGGAAGTTTGTATTTGCAGTACTATCGGTAACTGTCGCAAGTGTAGCAAGAGCAGCCGTACCACTTGTATCCTGATTACCAGCAGTATTTACGCCGGGAAGGTTAATATTACCTGTACCATCAAAGGATACACCACCTATGGTTCTTGCAGTTGCAAGAGCAGTAGCGGTATCTGCATTACCTGTAACATTACCCGTTAGAGGACCAGCAAATGCATCTGATGTAACTGTACCGTCAAAGAAAGCATTCTTAAATTCTGCTGAACTCGTACCTAAATCAACATCATCGTCTGTTGCGGGAACAATAGCCCCATCTACGATTTTAACCTGATGAGCATTTGCTGCATAGAAGTGTATTTCGTCAGCAGTCTCAAAGTCAATCTTGGTCTGGTCATCTTCACCAATCTTAATATCGGTGGCCAGCAAACTTGTGATAGTGGTTTGTGCAGCATTAATTGCAAAGTCTATGGTATTGTCAGCGTCCTGATAAGTTACGGCAATACCCGTTTCTGTGTTAGAACTAACCATCGCACCAGCAGTATCACTAATGAATTCTGCAAGTGCAGTGCCATTGACAGTGATTGCATCTGCTTCTAGTGTACCATCAACATCTACGTCACCAGAGATATCTAACGCAGTTCCTATTAGTGTTTGTGTAAGAGTTACTTGACCATTACTTGCGATTGTAATTGCATCTGCATCGCTTGCAACACCAATTGTACCACCATCTTTAATAACAAGGTCATCTGCAATGGTTAGAAGTCCAGCAGAACTTAATGTCATCTTGGCAGTTGCAGAGGATGCAGCAGTCTCAGACACACCCGTTGTAAAGACTAGTTTCGTTGCATTCGCACTAGCAGAGAATGTACCTTCTGCGATTGCATGAATACCAGCAGCAACGGTAGCACCATCAGTACCATCTGAGTCACCGGCAGCAAACTCTATGGATGCAATAACCTCGTTTGCTTCAACAATATCCTCTTCGGACTTCAGTTGAAGCACCATAGGCGTATTGTCACCCGTAGCAGTATGTGTTAGAGTAAGACCCGTATCATGAACGTGAGTCATTGTGATTTCTGAATTTGCGCCAAATGATATTAGAGCAGCATCTGAAGTTAGCTTGAGGTCATCACCAACATCTAAGTCGCCATCAATTGTAAAGTTTCGTATTCCTGTATAATCTTTATTGGAGTCCAGTATGACCGCTTTACTTGCAATGGCATTACCAACGGCAGTCGAACCCAAGTCAAGCGCATTAATCTCACCAACTACAACAGTTGCCCCATCAAGAATGTTTAGTTCAGCAGCAGTTGATGTAACATTGGTTCCACCAATATCCAGAGTGGTCATTGATACTTCACCAGCAACAGTTAGGATACCATCAGCAACTGTCATCAAATCAGTATCGTCGCCATGCCCTATTGTTGCGCCATTGATAACAACATTGTCAACGGTCAGTGCAGTCAAAGTTCCAAGACTTGTAATGTTTGTTTGAGCTGCGCCGGTAACAGTAGCAGCAGTTCCACTCACATTACCTGTAACATTACCCGTTAGAGGACCAGCAAATGCATCAGCAGTTACAGTTCCATCAAAGTACGCATCCTTGAACTCGGCAGAACTCGTACCCAAATCAACATCGTTATCTGTCGCTGGAACTAAAGCGCCATCAACAAGTTTTATCTGGTGTGCGTTTGCAGCGTAGAAATGGATTTCATCAGCAGTCTCAAAGTCGATTTTTGTCTGGTCATCCTCACCAATCTTAATATCAGTAGC